CGCCCCCCCCGGCCGCCCACGACCCGGGAAAAGCACCGACCCCGACCTCCCCCCACCCCGGCGCAGACGACCCCGCCAGCTCAACATCTGGTCCCTCGAGCGAGGCGGGATCCGCGCCCAGGTCGTCTCGTACTCGGCGGAACTCTGGGGCTGCTTCGGACTCACCATGATCACCGTGTGGGAGATCGACGGCCCGACGTTCGCGTCCCTGTGCAGCGACATCGACCGGCGCAGAGCGTCAGCTGAACGGAAGGAGACCTAGGTGGCCAGCCAGACCCGTCGGGTCGTCTTCGATTTCCTCGGCCGGACCGGTGATCTCGACCGGGCTTTCGGACGGGTGACCGAGCAGGCGGCCCGCCTGGACGGTTCGATGAAGCATCTGGGCGGCGGGATGCTGTCCGCCGGGGCGGCTGCCGCCGCGGTGGCCGGCCCTGTCCTGGCCGGCGGCGCGGCGTTCGTGGCTTTCGCTGCCGTGTCCGGTCCGGCCATCAAGAAGGTGATCGCCGCCCAGGGCGACCTGGCGGGGTCCTGGGGAACCCTGACCACCAACCAGAAGGCGTCCTCGCTGATCATGCGGGGGCTGACGGATGACTTCGAGAAGCTCACCGACGCCTTCCAGCCGCAGGGCCTGGCGGTGTTCAACACCGTTCTGGGCGCGGCCAAGACCGAGATGCCCGCCTTCGACAAGCTGGTGAAGTCCACGGCGCTGTCGATGCAGGGACTGACCGACAAGTTCGCGGGCTTTGTGACCGGGCCGGTGGATGGGTTCCTGGCGTTCGCGGCCAAGAACGCCCCGCAGGCCCTGGACCAGCTCGGCACGACCTTCACCACCACGGGCACCTTGGCGCTGAAGGTCGTCGAGGACCTCGCACCGCTCGGGTTCTCCCTGATCTCGGTGGCCAACGGGGGGCTGGGCCTGGTCAACTCCCTGGCCCACATCAACCCGCTGCTGTCCCAGTTCGCGATCACGACGTTGCTGCTGCGCGGGCCGATCGGCGGGCTGGTCAACGGCATCGGTTCCATGGCGACCCGGATGCGGTCGGCGGCTGGGGCGGGTGAGGGCCTGTCCCGCAGCGCCCGCCTGGCCAACGTCGCGGCGGCGGCAGGCCCGCAGCTGTGGCTGACCGCGGCCGCCGCGATCGGCTTCTTCGCGATCAAGATGTTCACCGCCAAACGCGCGGGTGATGAGTTCATCGAGGCGTTGCGCTCCCAGCACGACGCGGTCGGCAACAACGTGGCGGGGTATCAGCAGCTCACCACTGACATCCTGCCCAAGCTCGCCGCAGCGCAGAAGCGGGTGTCGGACCTGGCCAAGGCCGACCAGGCGGCCACCCCCGCATGGTCGCTGGCCTACCGGGACGTCGGCCTGTACAAGGACGAACTCGAGCGGACCACGACCGCGATCAACCACATCAACCAGGGGTCCAAGCAACTCGCCGACACCTACGGGGTCACCTCTAAGCAGGCCATCGCCCTCGCGAACGCTTCCGGGGTCGACCTGACCAAGGCCATCGGGAGTAACGGCGAGCTCACCGCCGAGGCCACCCAGAAGATCCGGAACTACCGGGTCGCGGTCGAGGCCGCCAAGGACCCGACCACGCTCCTGTCGCTGGCCATGGAGGACGCGAGCAACTCCACCCTGCAGATGAAGGACCGCACCACCGCCCTGGCGGGCGCGTTCGACGCCGTGTTCAACCCGACGCTGGCGGCGTTCAACGCCACGACCCAGCTGAAGGACGGGTACCGGCGGCTGATCGATCAGATGGACAAGGCCAAGGGCCGGTTCTCCGGGAACACCGAGGCCTCCGGTGCGCTCCGGGCGGCGTTCGCTTCCCAGCTCGGCACCGTGAAGGACCTGTACACCGCGACGTTCACCCAGACGAAGTCAACGGACGCGGCGTCCAAGTCGGTGCGTAACCAGATCCCCGTCCTGTACGCCATGGCCGGCGGTAACAAGGAGGCCCGCAAGCAGATCGACGCGCTCGCCCAGGTGACCGGGAACGCCGCCGCCGTCACCAACACCAGCCGTAAGAACTTCCTGAGCGCCGCGAGCTCCATGGGGATCGGTGCCGACAAGGCCAAGGAACTGTGGGCGGCCCTGCAGAAGTTCAAGTCCCGCAAGGTCGGGCTGTTCATCGACGCCGAGGGCAAGTGGAAACTGCCCGCCACCCGGGTCTCGGCCTACGCCACCGGCGGCCCGGTGCCCGCCATCGGCCCCGGGGCGTCCCGCCTGCACGACTCGGTCCCGGCGATCTTGAGAGTGGACGAACACGTATGGACGCCGGAGGAAACTGACGCGGTCGGCGGGCACGGGGCGATGCTGCGGCTACGGCAGGCCGCCCTCGCGGGGAGATTGAAGGGGTTCGCCGGCGGCGGCCGCGTCGGCAGCGGTTCCCTGCTGACCGATCCGGGTGTCGTCGGGTCGGTCATCAAGCCGATCGAGGACGGCTATCAGTCGATGCTGTCGGACCTGGCCAAGTCCTACGCGCTGGCGTTCAAGAAGGCGTTCGGCGGGTCGACCAGCGTGGTGGCGGCGGCGCGCTCCCAGATCGGGCTGCCCTACTCCTGGGGTGGTGGCGGCACCGGCGGCCCCTCCTACGGGATCGGCCGGGGCGCGGGCACCTTCGGGTTCGACTGCTCGGGGCTGACGGAGTACAGCTGGTGGAAGGGCGCGCACCAGGCGATCGGCGGGGTCACGAACTCCCAGTGGGCCAACTCCTTCCCGATCTCGGGTCCGCGCCCTGGGGCGCTGGCGTTCCCGCACGGGCCCGGTGTGCACGTCATGCTCGGCTCCGACCGGCCCGGGTACGTCATCCAGGCCCCCTACACCGGGTCCTTCGTGCAGGAGGTCCAGCGGTCCTCGGGAGGGTGGCGGTGGCCCAAGGGCGCCGGGTACGCCGCCGGCGGGAAGGTCCGCAAGTGGGGGCAGGACTACATCGGCGGCTACCAGGTCGGCCACGACCAGGTGATGACGAACCTGGCCGGGATCGCCGGCGGCCGCCGCCGGGCCCGGGGCGGGCCGGTCGCGCCCGGGGTGCCCTACCTGGTCGGTGAGCACGAGGCCGAAGTGTTCACCCCCACCACCGGCGGGACGGTGTCCCCGCTGGGCGGCACCACGATCATCCAGCAGATCGAGCTCAACGTCCTGGTCCCGCCCACGGTCGACAAGGGCCGGGTCGGCGCTGAGGTCGCGCAGGCGCTGTGGGCCTACAAGGACCGCGGCGGGAAGCTGCCGCCCCCATGACCGACGTACAGGAACCCACCCTCCGCACCGAGACGGCGTTCGCGGGGGCGTCGACGTCGACGCTGCTGCACCTGGACGACCCGACGCGCGGCCTGCTCGGCACCGGAACGCTGGGGTCGGGGGCGTCCGAGACACCGGACTGGACGGACCTCACCTCGCGGTTCCGGTCGATGACGACCAACCGGGGATCCCGCCGGATCGACTCGCCGATCATCGGCTACGACCCGGGCACCCTGGCGGTCGTCTATGACAACCAGGACCGCGGCCTGGACCCGGCCAACCTCGCCGGCCCGTATGTGTCCGGCGGGGTTACCCAGCTCACCGCGATGCGCGCGACCCGGGTCCTGGCCACCTGGGATGGGGTCACCTACGAGGTGTGGCGTGGGTTCACCGACAACTTCGACGTCGTGTGGATGGACCCCGGCGACTCCGAGACGACCCTGACCGCCAGCGACGGGTTCAAGGTCCTGACCGGTGTCGACCGGACCGGTGGCGGATCGGCCGGGGTCGGGGAGACCACCGGCGCCAGGATCAACCGGATCCTCGATTCGGCGGCCTGGCCGTCCGCGGACCGGATCGTGGCCACCGGGGACAGCACCGTGCAGGGCACCGCGCTGGGCGGGCCCGCCCTGGCCGAACTCCAGCTCACCGCCGACTCCGAAATCGGCGAGCTGTACATGGACGGCGGCGGCCGGGTCGTGTTCCGGAACCGGCAGGCGATCTTGACCGATGCCCGGTCGAACACCTCGCAGGCCACCTTCGGGGACTCCGGCAGCGAACTGCCCTACAAGGACCTGAAGATGTCCGCCGACGGGTCCACGTTCTACAACCAGATCAAGGTGACCCGGGCGGGCGGCACCGAGCAGATCGCCCAGGACGCCACCTCCCAGGCCCTGCTCTACACCAAGACGTTCCGGCCGACGGCCGAGCCGATCCTGCAGACCGACGCCGACGCCCTGGCCTACGCCCAGTGGCTGCTGCACATCAGCGTCAGCCCGGAGATCCGCTTCACCGAGATCACCATCGACGCCTATGTCGACCCTGACGACCTGTTCCCGCAGGTCCTGGGCCGCCAGATCGGCGACCGGATCACCATCCGCCGGCGGCCGCCGGGCGGCGGGACCCTCATCGAACGGGACTGCTTCATCCGCGGCATCTCCCACAACGTCGCCGCCCAGAGCTGGCTGACCACCTTCACGCTGCAGGACGCCGAGAAGTACGGATCCTTCCTCGTGCTCGACAACACGATCTTGGGCCGTCTCGACTACAACGCGCTCGCCTACTAGGAGGACCTTGAGATGACAGCGGTACCCGGGACCTTCCTCGCCGGCGCCGTGCTGGCCGCCGCCAGCATGGAAGCGATCATGAAACGGCCGTTGATCATGGTCGGGCGGAACACCGCGCAGTCGATCACCACGTCGACGGTCACGGTGGTGGGCTGGAACACCGAGGGCAGCGACGACGACGCCATGCACGACAACGTCACGAACAACTCCCGATTGACGATCCCCGCCTCCTGCGGCGGGTGGTGGATCTGGGCCGTGTGCATCCCCTGGGCGGCCAACGCCACCGGCGCCCGCGAAGTCGGGCTGCGCGTGAACGGCGGGTCGGGCATCGCCATCGACCGCAACAGCCCCGGGGCCGCGGTCGGCCACTACAACCAGGGCATCGGGATCTTCCCGACGGCCCTGAATGCCGGTGACTACGTCGAGGCGCAGGTGTGGCAGTCCTCGGGCGGCTCGCTGAACATCGACAACACCGCGTTCCAAGGCGCATGGATGGCCGGTTTCTGGCTGAGGAGGGCCTGACAGTGATGACCAACGAGGAACTCGAAGCGGACCTGAACCTGCTGCGCACCCAGGTCCCGACCCTGGAAGAGCAGCTGTTCTCCGTGGTCGTGCCGTGCTGGAACAACACCTCCGACAAGATCAGCGGCGCGACCGCGATGACATTGCTCATCGCCCCGATCCCGTTGCGGATCCTTTCCGCGGTGTGCAGCTGGGATTACTGGAACCTGCCCGCCCACGAGGCGAACTACTGGAAGGCCGACCTGAACCGGGGCACCGGCCCAGACGGGTTCACCAGCATCGCCATCAAGACGACCCAGACGACCGGCGCCCTCGCCGGCGGCGCCGTCACCGCACGCAAGGCATGGCCGCTCGACAGCGCGAACTGGGGCGGCGCGGACCTGGCGGCCGGTGACCTGCTGCGCCTGACCGCCTCCCCGATCGGATCGCCCGCCTCGGACTGGGACCTGCCGATGACCGTGACCATCCGATACCGGCCCCTCTAGGAGATCACCATGCAGGAGATGCGACACGGCGAGGACGGCAAGTCCTGGCTGTGCATGGCCGACGACTGCGACAACACCGCCACGCACGGATGGGCGCAGGCCACCGAGGACGGGACCAAGGCAGTCGAGGCGTGCGAGAAGCACAAGCTCGATGACGACCTGGCCGCCCTCCTGCACGGCGAGACCTGTCAGGCCCCGCCCGAATGCACCTGCAAGGCCAAGGCGTGACGACCCGGCCGTGGCCGCTCCCACCGACCGGCGGCCTGCTGATCCACCATGTGTCCGACACGCACTTCGGGTACCGGCCCTGGTCCTACGCCGAGTCCGACCACATGCAGAACGACCTGCTCGACAACCTCGTCCCGCCCCCCGATGTGTTCGTGCACACCGGAGACATCACCGACCACGGGGCACCTACCGAAGACCTCTACGCCCTCAGCTGGCTGGACCACGCCGCGCGGGATGCGCCGAGCCTCATCGCGATGGGCAACCACGACATCCGCGACCGGGCCGTCCACACCCGCGCCACCTGGGAACAGGTCTACGGGCAGTCCGCGAACACCTACGTCGACGTCCAAGGGATCCGCCTGGTGACGTTCGCCGTCGACAGCTTCACCGGCACCACCTCATCATGGGTCGTCCCGCCCACGACCTGGGCGTGGCTCGACACCGTCATCGCCGAGGCACCCGGGCAGGTCATCCTCGTCGACCACTACCCGCCGCAAGAGCTGGGCGTGGGCAGCGCGAACTACCTGCAACCCGCGGCCAGCCTCGACGACCTGGTGTCCGGCCACCCCAACATCGCCGGGATGCTGTGCGGGCACATGCACCTGGAGCTGGCCGACCCCGACGCCGCCCAGTTCCTCACCATCGGCGGCCGCCCCCTACCAGTGCTGTGTGACATTTCCTCCATGCTCAGCCTCGACGGGCACAGCAGAGACCAGTCCGCACAGATCCAGTCCCACAGCGCCTACGTCACCGTCCTGGAAGACCGGTGGGAGATCCGCTACCGGGCACACGGCACACACGCCTGGACCGGCCCAGGCGGGCAGCGCGTCACCACCCTGGACCTGGCGGCGGCGACCGTGACGAGGGGCATGTGATGGTCGCCCAGATGCGGCTGTGGCGGCGGGTCGGACGGCGCGGCGTCACCCTGCTGTTCCTCGCGCTTCTGGACCTGCTCTACCCGATCGGGCTGGCCGGGCAGCCAGCAGTGGCCCGCGCCGGGTACGAGCTGCTCGCCCCGTGGCAGGTGTGGGCCGGCCTCTGGGCGGCGACCGGGCTGGTGTGCCTGACCCAGGCGTTCGCCCGCCGGGATCGGATCGCGTTCACCGCGGCCGTCGCGATCAAACTCGCGTGGGGGTCGACCTCGTTGGCGGCCTGGACGATGGGCGTCAGCCCGCGAGGCTGGCTTCCCGCCCTGGTGTGGCTGGCGTTCGCCGGGCTGATCGCCGTCATCGCGACATGGCCTGAAGAGTGGGACCGCCTATGACCGTCTCAGGGACGCTGATGCAGGCCGCGCTCGCAGCGTTGATCGCGGGAGTACCAACGGCGATCGGCGGCACGTTCGCCTACCGGCAGGCCACCCGGGTCCAGCGGAACGCCGACCGGGCCGCGTTCACCGACGACCTGCAGGAGGAGCTTGCAGCGCTGCGGTCGGCGGTGGGCGAGGCCCGCACGGAGTGCGACCAGCTCCGCCACCGGCTGCGCGGGGCGATGGAGTACCTGGACCTGTGCCTGGCGACGATGCGGCAAGCGGGCATGGACCCGCCGCCCGTGCCGTCGATCACCCGCTACCCGTGGGAAGGAGATTTCTGATGGACATCGTCAGCAGGACAGCGTGGGGTGCCCGGCCCCCGAAGTCCCGGATCGCCACCACCTGGGGGCGGCGCACGGAGTTCGTCGTGCACCATAGTGAAGGCCCCCCGCACGCCACCGTGCGCAGCATCCAGAACTTCCACATGGACGTGCGCGGATGGAACGACATCGCCTACAACTTTCTGGTCCGCGATGACGGGATGATCTACGAGGGTCGCGGCTGGCTGGTCGTCGGGGCGCACGCCACCGGCCACAACACCAGCGGGATCGGTGTGTGCTACCTGGGGTACAACGCCCCAACCGACGCGGCGAAGGCCAGCATCCGGGCCCTGTACGACTACGCCTGCGGCAAGACCGGGCACGCCCTGCTGAAGAAGGGGCACGGGCAGCTCAGCCAGAACTCGACTGACTGCCCCGGCTCGGCGCTGCTCGCCTGGGTCAAGGGCGGGATGACGGTCGAGGTCGAGCCCCAACCGCCGGCGACGGTCCCACCGTGGCCGCGTCGCGTCCTCATCGAACGTGACCCCGAGATGCACGGAGACGACGTCCTCGCATGGCAACGGCAGATGAAGAAGCGCGGCTGGTCAATCACCGTCGACGGCTTCTACGGCGAGGACAGCGCCGACATCGCCGAGACGTTCCAGCGCGAGAAGAACCTGACCATCGACCGCAAGGTCGGTGCCGAGACATGGGCCGCCGCATGGTCGGCCCCGGTGACCTGAGGAGGTCGCGATGCTCAGATACGCAAAAGCGCTCGTCGCCGCGGCGGCGGCCGGGACCGGCACCCTGCTGACCGCCATGGCCGACGACAAGGTGACGTCCGGCGAATGGGTGCTCGTCGCCCTGGCCGTCCTCGGCGCCCTCGGCGTGACCTACGCCGTCCCGAACAGGCAGGACCTGTGAGTCACATGAGTCACCGGCCCTGTCCCCGTCCCCGCTGGTGGCCGATCAGGCTGCTATGGGACATCAACCGCAAGATCGACCGAGTCGAAACAACACTGGAGGAACTCATGACCGCACAGCAGGACCAGGCCAACGCCCTCGCCGCCCGCATCGACACCAGCACCACGAACATCCGCCAGGACATCGCCAACCTCAAGGCCGAACACCCCGACGTGGACTTCTCAGCGCTGGAGGCGAGCGTCGGCGGCCTCGAGGGCCTGGACGCCGAGAACCCCGAGCCGCCCCAGGCCTGACGGCCCTAGGCTGGGCAGCGAAAACGCCCCACCCCCTGACGAGAGGGGTGGGGCGTCGTGCTGCGCGGCCGGTGGTCCGCCAACCTATCCGGCTGCCGTGCGGTCGCCCACGTCAGGCGATCCCGATGTGCTTCGTACTCAGCTAAACACCTGGATGCGGCCCCGGTGGTAGTTCAACAGCACTGAACGGAAGTACACAGACCCTGCCGCCCGGATGCCCGGGGTCAGCTGCGGTCGGTGGGGAACAGCTCGAGCTGGTCGACGTCGGTCGGGGTCTCGGGTACGGACAGGCGCAGGCATCGCCCGCAGGTGACGGGGCCGGGGTGGGCGCTGGTGGCGTAGGGGTCCCACCCGGAGATCCCGACCATGCAGGCCGGGCCGGGCAGGCGCTCGCCGCCGAGCCATTGGGTCAGGGTGACGGCGTGCACGATGCCGGAGGACCTGACGCGCATGTGGTCGCCGGGGCCGTAGGCGTCTCTCGCGGCGGCGGCGATCGCCGCGAGCGTCCCGCGCACTGCGTCGACCATGATCCTGTCTCTCCGTTCCTGGTGGCGTCCCGGGGCGCGGGGCGCGTATGACCATCATGCGAGCCCCGCGCATCCTGGCGCGCGCACGGCTGCGCGTGGGGAGCAACCGCCAGACTCAATGATCTTGATCGTGGGTGTGTCACGGCCCCTGCGACGTGTCACGGGACGGCGTCACGGCCCATGTCACGGCATGTCACGGGCACCGTGTCACGGCTGTCACGATGCTCTGACCAGTAAGAAAGACCCCCAGCCCCCGGGCGTGACACGGAAAGGTGTCACGCGTCGACCAGAGCGCGGCCTGCGTGGAGCGGTTCGAGGTCGACCACGGTGAAGACGTGGCTGGCGCTGTCGTTGTTGACGTCCAGCGCTCCGAGGTTCACCAGCTCGGTGAGGACCTTGTTGGTCCAGCCACGGGACTTGTTGCCGGTCCGGACGCGGATCTCGGTCAGCTCGGGGTCGGTGGCGGGGAAGGACGCTCCGAGGCCCTTGGCGACGATCCAGGTGTGGACCAGGCCGCGGGCGGCTTCGGGGTCCATCCGGCCCGCGCGGGCGGCCTGCTCCTGCTCGGCGGTGCGGGTGTTGAACTGGTCTTCGCGCAGGGTCGGTGTGTGGATTTCGTCGTAGGGTCCGGCGACCACTTCGGGGTCGGGGTCGTCGGTGCGGAGATACTCGGCGATCGGGTGTCCGTCTTCGCGCAGGCCCTCAATGACGGCCTCTCCGTCCTCCACCTTGACCAGGACCTCACGGGGGTCGGTGAGACCGGCGGGCTGTGGTCCGACTACGCCCTTCATCTCCAGAGCCTCGAGGATCTGGACGGCCATGTGGTGGGGAAGGCGGAGCTTGCGGGACAGCATGGCGGAGCTGGCGTGCTGGGTGGCGATGATGAGTTCGGCGGCCTGGGCGAGGAGCTCGCCGAGGTCGTCCCCTTCTTCGGTGTCGACGTCGACCACATCCGCGACGTGTCCGCCGCCGGCGGGGGCGGCGATCGCCTCGTGGGTGGCGGCCTGGTCGATGGCGGGGGCGGTCGTGGTGGGGAAGCGGGTCAGACGGCGGGTGAACTCGTCCATGCCCTTGACCTGGGCGGGGAACTGGGCGGAGTAGGCGGTCATCGCGGCGACCGCGGCCTTGTCACGGATGGCCTCGGACGCGCCCTCGGGAGCGCCCAGGGCCCAGTCCCAGGTACGAAGCGGCATCGCGAGGTGGGCGGCGTCCTGGAAGGGGTGGTCGAGGTAGGCCATGCCTGGCTGCTTGAACAGCTCGGGGCGGGCTTCGGCTTCCTGCTGGGCGTCCGACAAGCCGTATTCGGCGTCTTCTGACTTGCCGACCCCGAAGCAGATGAACGCCTGGTGCATGCCGCGCGCCAGGGTCGGGATCTCGGTGTGGGTGGAGCGCTGGAGGCTGTTGAACACCGATCCGCCGGCGGACCGGAGCTCCTTCATGACCTCCAGCATCAGGTCTTCGTCCTTGGAGCTGAGGTTGCCCCAGAACTTGCCGGCCTCTTCGATCCAGATCACCCAGTACAGCAGGCCACACCCCTCGACCCACTTGGAGTAGCCGTGCTCGGTGAGCCACTGGGTGCGCTTGGGGATCTCGGCGTGCAGGGCCTTGATGAAGGCGAGAGCCCCGCCCTTCGTGAGCTCCAGGCGGTGCAGACCGGGCTTGAGCGGGCCGAGGGTCTGCTCTCCCTTACTGGTGTCGATCGCGAACACCGCTACGTCGTACCGGGAGATGATCTCGCCGAGGTAGTTCCAGCAGGCACCGATGGACTTACCCGAGCCGGTCGTGCCGTTGACGTTGGTGTGGTGGCCGAGGATCGGGTGGAGCGCGGTGACGCTGTCCTGGTGGACGCCCGGTCGCAGCGGCAGAGCGATGGTCCCACCGGGGGCGGACGGGCCAGGCCAGGGAATCGGCTTCCTCATCACGCGCGGGTCGGTCACGATGAAGTCAGCCAGGGCGGCGTCGTCGTCGCTGCCGCTGATCGACACGCTGCCGGGCGCCAGCCGCATCCCGGACTCGATGTACTCGACCTTCTTGACGACGTCGCCGACGGTCTTCTGCCCGGCGGGCAGCTCCATGACAGCCTTGATCTTGTGGTCGGTGACCTCCTTGGTCTTCACCGTCGCACCCTTGAGGCCGAAGGATTCCTTGCTGCGGTCGAACAGCTCCTTGAGGGCGTCGCCGCCGCGGGCGGGGCCGTCGCCGTGGGTGCCGGTACGGATGACCGCGCGGATGTTCCAGCCCAACGCCAGGGTGAACCCGCCGAAGAACCACACGAACACCGTGCCCTGCGCGGTCACTCCGGTGATCGTGGCAACGGTGAACCACAAGCACCCGGTCAGGGTCGACAAGGTCGAGTGGATCCGGCCGATGGGGCCGCGGGCGTGGGAAACCAGCCACGTCAGCGCGGTCAGGACGACCGTGGCGAACGTCCCCGCCATGGCGGCCCAGGGCCCTGAGCTGGTACCGCCCCACATGGCGTGTGAGATCGCGGAGAAGACCATCAGGACGCCGAGCATCAGCCACGGCGGGACCAGGACGGCGAGCTTGGTGAAGATCGACACGATCAGGGGAGCGAGGCCGGCGGCCTGGACGACTTCGCTCGTCTTCTTCAACATCACAGGTCGACCTCTCCGGCGAAGGGGAACATCTTGTTGGCCTTGACGGGCTTGGTTCCGGCGTCCTGGATGTCCAGGAACTCCCGGCGGTACTGCAGGGTGAACCTCACCGACTCGGCCGAGACACCACGGGCGAGCTCGGCGGCGCGACGCAGATGGCGGGTACACCACCGGGCCCGGAAATACACGTCGACGCCCACCAGGAGGGGGTGGCCCTTGAGCTTGCGAATGGCCTTGTTGGCCTGCGCGGCGGCCTCATCCAGCTCGGCGGCCAGGTCGTGGCCGAACTTCTGCGTGACCTGGCCGTACTCGGCGATCTTCTTGCCGACCGCGCCGTCGAACTCGATGTCGCCCATCGCGTCCAGGCGGGACTCGCCCGATCCTCCTGCTGCCATCGGTTGTCACCTCCTCTTTCTGATCTCGGGGATCGGGAGCCCGCCGACCACCAGCCGGCGGGCCTTGCGGGTTACTTCTTGAAGTGCTTGTCGTAGGCGCGGGAGAACTTGCCGATCTCCGAGCCCATGCCATGCGCGAGCTCCTGGGCCCGGTTGAGGCGCTTGGCCACACGGCGGGCCTTGACCTTGGCATCCAGGCCGAACAGCAGCCGGTGGCCGCGCAGGGTCTCCATCGCCGCCCGGGAGTCCGACGCGGCGATCTCCAGCTCGAAGGAGAACCGGCGGCCGAGACGCTCACCCTGGTCGCTGTAGGCCTTGAACTGTTCGCTGAGCTTGCCCTTGAACTCGATCTTGGCCAGTTCGGTGATCTTGCGGTCGCGTGCCATCACGGCTCCACTCCGAACTCGGGGTCGTCGCTCACGTCGGCGTCGACGTAGCCGTGCCGCCCCGCGCGGTACTCATCAGCCACGACGTGGCCCAGGCGGGCGACGACGGGAGACAGGGGCCGGATGCCGATCAGGGCCGTGAACAAGGCCTCGACGCCGGTCAGGATCAGCAGCAGCACGGCCCACATGCCGCGCAGCGCCTCGGCCACGGTCGGCCGGTCGGGCCGGGAGGCGTGCCCCTTGCCGGTGCGGCGGGTGGAGGCCATGACCATCACTCGCCTGCGCCCTCGCTCAACCGCGCGGCGATCCGGTCGGCCCAGCCCTGGAACTTGTTGGCCTCGGTCTGCGCCGCGGCCTGGGTCCAGTTGTCGTCGCCGCCCTTATCGGCGATCGCCTGGTAGGTGGCGGCTCGACCCTTGTTGAACTGGAGTCCGTGCCGCATTTCCTTGTCGGTGGGCATGATGATGTTTCTCCTTCGGAGCGGTAGGTGTTCCGTTGGGGACGCCGGCCCCGGGCCAGGTCCGGCAAGACCTGGGTGAACCCGGGGCCGGTGGGTCAGAGGTAGGCGCCGGTCTGCGGATCGGCGGTGTCGGTGGCGGCGGTCTTGGACTTGATGCGGCGCAGTGTCCGCGCGATCGTGGTGCGCGGCACCTGCCGCCCGACCAGATCAGGGATCTTGCTGGCGATCACCTCTTCGTCATCGACGCCCTTGCCCAGCAGCATCCGGATCGCGTCGGTGGCGTTGTCGGCGGCCGGCCGCAACGGCGGCACCTCGGCAGGTGCCTGCGGCACTGCCGACGCGCTGACCAGCGGCGGGACCGGTGCCGCTTCGCTGCCGCCGGCAGACGCCGCGGGGCCGGGCCCGATCGGTGGGGGTACTGCCCGGAGGTGCGGCGCGGCGGCGGCTTGAGCCGCGTGCAAGGCGGCATGTGCCGCGTACTGGGCGGCGGGGGCGGCAGGTGCCGCATCCGGGATCTCCAGGACGGCCCGGGTACGGTCGTCGACGTCGAGCGCACCAGCGGCGATCAGGGTCGTGTAGGCGCCCTCGAGATCGGGCTGCCCTGCCGGTGCCGTCTGCGCCCAGGGCGCCGCGGGCTGGACCGTCAGCAACGACCCGGCCCCGTACAGGACACCGAGCTGGGCCAGCAGAAGGTCACGGCTGGCCGGGTCGGTGCCCAGCCGCCCATACTCCAGGGCCCGCTGCAGCGCGGTCTCCAATGCGCGGTGTGCCCGGCGCACCCGCCGCTCGGCACCGCGGCCGGTGGAGGCCTCGGCGAGACGGGCGTGGTGGGCGGCGACCGCCAGCGTCATCAGGGTCCGCTCGGCCGACACCTCGGCGACCGTCCGGTCGGTCGGGTCGGCCAGGCCCAGCCGGGTCAGAACCCGCTCAGGGGTCAGCCTCCAGTTGATGCCCCGCAGTTTCCCCGTCCGGGCGCGGCGCTCCAGGCGCATCGACCGCTCCCACCCGTAAGCGGCGACCAGCGGCGCGCTCAACCGGAACAGCACCTCGCCGAACGACGCCGCGTGGGTGGCGGCCAGGACCGCGCTCAAGCAGGTCAGGACCCACATCGCGACCCCGTCGATCCCGGGCGAGTAGTCCTTCCTCATCGAGGACCGCGCCCGGATCGCGCTGCCGATGACGTTCAGCTCAAGGAACGCGAAGAACAGCACGGCCAGGACAGCGGGCATCAGCAGGGTGTGGCGGAAGAACTCCCACATACCCTGCGCGGCCACACCCGTGGCGATCGCCGCGACCACCACCGTGATGGCGTTCTCCGCCCGGGCGTCGTGCCGGCGGCAGGCCCGCACCGCCGCCCGGACGGCGACGAACACCACGGCCAGGGCGAGCACGGCAACGGCGGCCAGGACCCAGGGGTCATCGGTGTAGGTGGACAGGTTCGGCATCTCAGCCATCGGATCTCCATCTCGCGTTCGCGCGTTTGACCCGGCCCCGGCGAACGCGCGAACACCGGGGCCGGGGGTCTAGTCAGCTGCGTTGCTGCTGCTGGCGGGCGCGGGTCAGGTTGACCTCGGCGAAGTTCGCGCAGCTCTGCTCCTGCTGGATCAAGTCGCGGATCCGACCGGCCTCGGTGGGCTGCTCGGCGGCCTCGGCTGCGCTGAGCTGCCGGTTAAGGGTCTGGAGCACGGCACCGCATTCGGCGAGTGTGCCTTCGTAGTGGCTCGGATCGAGCAGCAAGACGGTCTCCTTGCGGTGGTCGGGTGACGTGAGGTGTGGCCCGGCCCAGGCGCGCGCCTTCAACCTGGGCCGGAGTCTTGGGGTGCGGCTGCGTGGGACCTGGCCCGGCTGTCTGTGGCAGCAGGGTGATCAACCGCGCAGCCGCCCGGGGCGCGGCGGCCAGGAAGTGCACTCATGGGTGTGAGTTGCGGCTGGCCGCCGCGCGTTCGGGGGCGGGGACCGTACGGCCCGGGGCGCAGTGCGGTGCGCTCGACGGGCCGTACGGGATTCCCCCCATGCAGGCCAAGCGCGAGCTTGGCCGGGTAATAATGTGGGAGCGTCGGGCGACCCCGCCAAGGCCCCCCCGACGCCCCCACGATCAGGACGCCGTTTCGGCGAGCTTCTTCTCGTTCTCCGCCTGATGGGCAAGAGCATCGGCCAGGTCAGCCCAGGTGTCGTGCATCAGCGTCATCACGAGGCCGGCACGCATCTCGGCTACGCTCAGGTCGCACTTGTCCATGCGGGTTGCGATACGAGTACCGCTGAGCGTGAAGCGGATGTGCCACTGCGGATAAGCGGCCCTGAGACCGACCGGATCGATCGTTTCCACGAAGTCACATCCTTGGATCAGAGCGCCTGTTCTAGTGATCAGCGCTCACGGTCTGTGTGTTGCACCTCACTATGGCCGTGAACTAGTTCACGAGTCCACTGAACACGAGTGATAGTTATGTGGCCGAACGTGGCCTTGCCTTCACACAGCGAGAACGGAACAATCCGCGCCATGGTCCGCCCTGAGAATCCCGCCACCGTCCGCCACCGCCGCGTAGCCTCTGAGCTGCGGAAACTCCGAGAACGCAATGATCTAACCCCGCAGCAAGCCGCCGATGCCCTCGGCTGGAGCAGACCCAAACTCAACAAATACGAGACCGCATCCCGCCGACCGACCGTTACTGACGTCGAGCAGATGCTGAATCTGTACGGCTGCGAGGAGGGCCTGGCCCTCGCCCTGCTGAAGTTGACCAAGAACATCGGGGTGCGTGGCTGGTGGACCGGCTACGAGGATGTGCTGGATTCCTCCTACCCCGAGCTGGAGTCCGACGCCGTTGAGATTCGTAGCTGGCAGATGGGCGTCCTCCCCGGCCTGCTCCAGATCGACGAGTACGCCCTGCCACTGATCCGGCTGGGGCTGCCGGGCGACTCGAGCGAGTCGCACGCACGGCGTCTCGCCGCCCGTGCGGCGAGGCGGGAAATCCTGACGCAGCCCGGTGCCCCGACGCTGCACGCCGTGATCGACGAGGCGGCCCTGCGCCGGCCGATAGGCGGGCCTGAAGCATGGCGCAAGCAACTCGAGTTTCTGATCGAGAGCATGGAGCAGCCGAGCGTTCGGATCCAGGTGATGCCGCTGAAGAGCTGGCAGCATCCGGGCCTTGACGGGCCTGTGGTCCTGCTGGGTTTCGGTGGGGCCGTGCTCCTGGATGTGGCCTATCTGGAAGGTGCAATGGGGACTGGCATCTACCTGGAGGACGTTAAGCAGGTAACTCGATGTAGCGTTAACTTCGAGCGAATCTCTGAGGCAGCGCTTTCGGACGAAGAATCGAAAGCGTTCATCAGGGGCTTGCTCGACGCGTGAGTCCTAGCCCCAAGGAGCAACCATTTTGCAAGCTTCCCCGTTCGACGACGCACGCCTTGATTGGCGTAAGGCCAGCCGCAGTACAGGCAGTGGCAATGACTGTGTGGAGGTCGCCCACATTCCTGGACTGATCGGCGTCCGCGACAGTAAGACCCGCGACGCCCATGGCCGCAACGTCAGCCCTGTGATTGAGATCACCGCCGCCACATGGCGGCACCTCTCAAACCAGATCAAGAGCCAGAGCGCCACCGCCCAGTTCTGAAAAAGCGGGGGGGGGGGGGGGTTCTCGGCGATGCCCTGAAATTTTTCCCCACGCTCCAACAGCAGAGCCCCCCGGCCATCGGCCGGGGGGCTCTTCGCGTGAGTCGGATGACCCGCGTCCAGGATAGGCCGGGCCTCTGACAGTGGGCAGGTCCGTACCGCGATATGCGTGCGTGGTGCGTGATGATCATGCCCCATGGTGTCCCACGCTGACCCACACTGACATATTTGCACGTGCATACATGCTGGTCAGGGCCAAGATCTAGCCTCTGACCAGGATGGCCAAACACTCGACATGATGCGTCTGCGGTATCAAGTCGGATCGAACAGATGCGCAGGTCAGCTGTCCGTTCCGAGTGATCGTTCCTTGGCTGTGCGTGCATGGTGCGTGATGATCTCTTCCCACGCTCTTTCCACCATGCCGTGCGCGTCGGGCTGCAGGTGCGCGTACCGCTGGGTGGTCTGCGACGACTCGTGCCCGAGCAGCGCCTGAACGTTGTACAGCGGGACGCCCTCCTGCACCAGCCAGCTCGCCGCAGTGTGCCGGCAATCATGCGGGTCATAGCGCGGCACCGGATTCTCCCGCTCATTTGGCGGCCGCTTCCTATTCGCTGCTTCCGTCTTCGCGTTGGCCGCGTCGATCGCCTTGTACCAGACAACCCGCCAATTCGCCCCCGACACCACAGGAAAGACGGGGTCCTTCTTTGTGCCGGGGCTACACCGACTCGCGACGAATAGCCATGCGTCCGGAGCACGGCCCGTCAGCAGCGGCGAAAGACCATCGAGCGCATGCTGGGGGGCTGGCACTTCCCGGCGGCTCTTCGACGTCTTCGGGTATTCCTTCCACTTACCTTTCTGATCGATCGCGCCCCTGACTCTGATGCGCTTCCGGAACCAGTCCACGGGATTGCCCGTGCCGTCATTGCGCTCACTCCCCGCGCAGCCGGCGGCCTCGCCCCACCGCAGCCCGGTGTAGACCATGAGCTCGACCATCGCGGCGTGCCCGGCCGGAAGCTCGGCCTCGATCCGGTCGACCTCGCTGCGCGTGAACCATGTCGGGATCTTCGGCGGCATCGCAGGGAGATCGATCTTCACACACGGGGTCTCGTTGATCAGGCCCTCAAGGACCGCGTCGCCGAGCATCTTCGACAGCAGGTTGTACGAGCGCCGGATCGCGGACAGGCCAACCCCGTCCTTCTCCATCTTCCGGATCCAGCCCTGGACGTCCAGGCGCCGGATGCTCATGATGGGCACGGCTTCCCAGCGCGGCAGGATGTGGTGCTTGAACTGACCGTTGTCGCCGCGCACCGTCTCCGGCTCAACGACCCGGGCCGCCCGCCACCGCACAGCCCATTCGCCCAGGGATATGCGGCCGGCACGCGGGTCACGCCACTGCCCTTTCTCGATGTCGGCCTCAAGGTCGTACGCCCATTTCTGCACGACCTTCTTCAGCTTGTCGGTCTTGGTGGTGCGCTTGCGGTTGGGCAGGTAGACGATGCCCTGCCACAGGCCGGACGGGAGCTTGCGGAAGGAGGGCACAGCGCTGCTCCTGTTCGGGGCGAGATCAGTTGGTCGGGTAGAGCTGGATCGGGTGGGGGCCTGTGGGCGCTCCATCGTCGTGGCCCGCGGCGAGGCCTTGGAGCACATCGAGAATCTCCCTGTGGATCTGGAGACCCCGACGGGTGTCGGCCTGGACGTCGGCGAAGGTTCGATCGATGCCGTCGAGACGACGGTCGAACTTCTGGGCGCGGGTGGCGGATCGTCCCGCCGCGGCCTGCGCGGTGAGAAGGGCAGTGATCAGAGCGACGCCGTTGACGAGCACGACGACCAGGGCCCCGACGCCGATCGTCGGGATCGACGCGCCGTGAACGATGATCGTGGCGCCTGAACTGGTCGCGGCTGTACCTGCCGTGATCAGACCGCTGAGTTGGAGGGGTGAGAACTGTACGGGTTGCAACGGCGGGCCTTTCGTTTTGCGGGGCACCGTGTTGCTGACGAGTCGTTTTGTTACGTGGCGGGGTCGGTCAGCGTTGGTTTCGTCCCTATGGCGAGTGATTGAGTGTCATATCGTGGCGTGTTCGAACGTTGAGTGAGCTGACCTTTGGGTAACAGGGCTCTTACCTGGTCGTTTCCCGTAAGGCATATCGGGACGAGCTATCCCAGTAGTTCACTATCTGAAATCCCATGAGCCTCATACCTCACGAGGCCTCGTTCCTCTGGTCGAATTCAGCCAGCGTCTCGATCAAGCTCTGTGCCCAGCGCCGCACGATCCGCTGCTGCCGAGCGTCGAGATCACGACCAAGCCTCCGGAGAATCTCCTGGATCTCCAGGGCCATGTGCTCCGACTCCTCAAGCAACTCTTGATTGCTCTTATCTCCGTGCTTCTGGTCGAGCTCGGAGTCCTGGAGTGCTTCAGCGGCATCAACGCGATCGACCTCGCGAAGCTGGAACGACCGAACGCCCACGACGCGGGCCATGCTCGCGACGTTCTGGGCCTTGCCGTCAGCCGGCACGCGGTTACCGCCATGCTCGGCATAGCCGCGGACCACGTTCCGCCACGTCGTGCCGCTGATCCCCGCCCGCTTGGCCGCCTCGTTCTGCGAGAGCCCGCTCCTGGTACGAGCAGCTTCCAGCAGGGCGCCTAGCGGCGTCAGGTCGGTCATGCCACCAAGCATGCTCACGTTCGCGAACAGTGTCCAGCCAAGCGGCAGGTAGTGAGGGGTATCCGGCCGCCGAATCAACGGCCAGGCGACCACGAACATGTGCGCAGGTTCTTAAGAATCATGAAAACGTGGGTGGATGTTCGCGAACATTCGCAGTAACGTGTGCAACATGACCAGCTCTACCGTGCGAATGCGCCAGCGAAGCGGAGCCATTAAGACCGCTCGCGAACGGAACCATTTGAGCAAGGCCGAACTCGCCCGCCGTATCGGCATCAGCCGCAGCCTGATGACCGAGATGGAGGCAGGCACCCGGAACGCCACCGAGGACAACCTCCAGAAGCTCGCGACAGAGCTGGACTGCCCGATCGAGGAACTGCGCGCATGAGCGCCCCCGACACCGCCCTGCTGACGATCCCGGAGACTGCGGCCGAGCTCAGAGTCAGCCCGAAGACGGTCTACCGGCGCATCGCGGCCGGCGACCTCGAGGTGACGGACATCGCGGCGACCGGCGCCTTCGGCACCCGGACCCGGGTCCCCCGAGCCTCCCTCGACGCCTACATCAAGTCCCGTACCCGGCGCGCTGGCGCCTGAGAGAGAAGCCCCCTCCATGACCACGTACAACCCCGCCCCCGAGACGGAACCTCTCCTGACCCCGGCTGAGGTGGCGCTCATGTTCCGCGTCGACCCCAAGACGGTCACCCGCTGGGCCAAGAACGGCAAGCTCACCTGGATCAAGACCCTCGGCGGTCACCGCCGTTACCGGGAGGCTGAGGTCCGGGCGCTGCTGACCCGCGATGCCGGGCCGTCCCACCCGGTCCCGGCCACCCTCCCCGAGCTCAAGGCCCACCGGCCCGGCCTGGTCGGCCGCACGGTGAGCATCGAGACCTCCAACACCGGCCCGGTGATCGTGGAACGCGAGTTCGGCTGGCGCGTTCACGTCGTCACGGACCTGACCACCGGTGCCGAGATCGGTGAGGCGGCCGCCGCCCTCGCGACGACCCTCGACGCGGTGTACCTCGGGACCCTGGTATGAGCGGGCCGACGCCCGGCCTGCCCGGCCCGTGGGACAACCGGGACAGCCTGCGGTTGCAGCGCCGCTCTTACGCCCTGCTCGGCACGTTCCTGCGCCGCGACGATCTGCCCGTCCTCGAATGGGTCGTGAGCCAGTGGTCCCTGACCGCCAAGGTGACCCCCACGGACGGCATCAACCAGTGGGACGTCGTCGAAGCGTGGGCCACTGCCCTGGGCCTGCAGGTCCAGACGCATGCGTTCGCTGACTTCGCCCGGGTTGCGGCCGTCGGCAAGCTCGACGGCGAAGGTGGCCACGTCGAGGTCGGGATCATCGCCGACATCTACGGCGACGGTGAGGGTGGCCTGTGACCTACGACGACCACGCCGCCGAGGCCGCCCGCCTACTGGACGACGCCGTGGACAGCCATGGGAACCCCGTCGTGGCCGAACCCCTGGACCTGATGATCATCGGTGCTGGCATGGCCGCCGCCCAGGTCCACGCGACCCTCGCCGTGGCCGCCGCGGTGCGTGAGCTCGTGGTCGCCACGACGCTGCCGGCCGAGGCCCTCGACGCCATCCGCCAGAAGATCGCCGACCCGGGAGACCACGCCCGGGTCGGCCACAGCCGCCGCCCACGCAAAAGGCCCCCGGCGGACCGACCCGCCGAGGACCTGACGACCCCTACCCAGTGAGGAAAAGAGCCATGACCAATGTAACGCCCACTGCCCCCAATCCGGTGACGGAGAAGCAGATGTCCGCCGCCCTGGTGCTGGCCGACATCCTGGACCACGGCCTGCCGCCGGTTCATTGGGCCATCGACGCACTCGACGCCGGTCGGCTGGTCGGCCAGGCCTTCCATCACGTCGGCACCGAGGCCGAACGGGACGCCGTGGAACGGGAGACCGTCCGGGCCTTCGCGGATTTCCTCGGCGGTGAATATCGCGAGGACAACCACGATGGCCTCTGCTGGACCGAGGTCTCGACGTCCGGCACCTACGAGGGCGTCAGGGTCCGCGTGTGGGCCAGCGTCGATGACCGCGAGGAGATCGCGAAGGAGGCGGCCGCCCTGGCCGCCACGACCGCGCCGGTGTCGGTATGAGCGCCGCGCCTGAGTACGTGCAGCGGGAAGCGGTCGCGATCGGCCGGGACCGGTACCGGCTGCAGCAGACCGAGGCCGACATCCCGGTCTTGGAGCAGCAGCTACGTGACGTCCAGAAGGCCATGGCCGACATCAACGACCGCCTTGGCAAGGCCAGGGAGACCCGCGTTCAGCTCGTGGAGGCGGCCCCGCTGCGGGTGGAGGCCCTCCGGCTGCTGTGTGAGGCCCACGGCTGGGACGTCCCGCAGCCGCCAGCCGACCCCCTCAACCTCAACGGTCAGACCCCGCCCCCGGCCCCGGCCGAGCCGCAGATGACCCAGGTCGACGGTCCGGCGGGGAACACCACGGCGCTCCGGATCCCAGGCAGGGGGCACCGATGAACGTGGGCGAGAGCAAGGACGTGGCCACCCTTCTGCGGTGGCTGACCGGCACCGCCAATGAGGACGACACGGCTGAGCGAGCGCGTGAGGCCGCTGTACGCCTGGGGATGCGGTCGTACGAGACGCTCGCCGTTGGGCTCAACACCGACCAGATCCGCCAGCAGTGGCCCGCCGCCCGCTCTGACGAGGCCGCCCGCGTGCGGATCCTGCAGCTCGAAGAGGCCGTGCTCGCCTCGGCGCAGCTGGTCTTCGACGAGGTGCCCGCCGAGCCCAAGGGCCTGGAGTCCTGGTACAGCCAGAACCTGTACGAGATGGCCGAGGACATCAAGGAGGCGCTGAAGGCCCGGGGCCCAGCGCTCGACGCAGTCACAGGAGGCCAACGATGAAGACGACCGCCGACATCCTCGACGCGGCCGCCGCCGTCCTTGAACGCAACGGCTGGTACCAGGGCGACTTCTTCGAGCCGCTGATCGACGACTCCGACGGGACCGACGTCCCGCCCAGGGACTGCCCCGTGTGCGGCCTGGGCGCGATCATGATCGCGGCGGGCATGGACCCGGGCGGCGATGGCCTGTGCCTGGACTCCCCGGCCTGGGCCGCGGCGAAGGCCTTCGCCGCTCACCTGGGCAGGCTGGAGCCTGACGAGATCACCCCGGCGAACTACGTCATCCACACCATCGGCGAGGACTGGAACGACGCCGGAGACCGCACTGCGGACCAGGTGACCGGCGAGCTCCGGGCCTGCGCCGCCCGTATGCGTGATGTCTCCCGTGCGTGACTCACAGACTCCCGGAGTCCCCCGGCTCCGGGCGCGGTCGGCCTCCCCCTGTCCGGCCGCACGCCCGAGCGACTCTCCCCTGGGTCGCTCGGGCACCTCAACGTCGACGTCCGTCCGGAGGGGGACGGCCGTCGACCCGTGCCGAGTGCCTGCTGGCCTCGGCACGATGCGCGGGGTCTGGGAGGACCCCCGCGCTGTGCTCCCTCGCCCAGCCTGGGCGGGATCGGCGAGGGAGCACGCCCCGACGCGGGCAGCCGGATGCGTGGGAGAGACGCACCGGCTGCCCGCCACCCGAACCTGTGACACCGACCCGACTGGAGCCGACCGCACCATGTGCATCGAGACCGACACCGACCACAGCCACTACATCGACCGCGTCGCCCAGGTCCTGGCCGCCGCCGGGCTGACCGTCGCCGAGTACCAGGCCCTCGACGACACCCATCGCGAGGCCTACATCAAGCTCGCCCCGACGACCGACCCCGTCACGGAGATCGAGAGCTCGGTGGTCCTGACCTGGCACGAGGGGGAAGGCTGGCGGCACGGATTCACCGAGACCCACCGGGTCGAGCGTGGCATCCAGTGCCTCTCCGAGCTGATGTGCGACGACCGGTACATCGAGACCGTCGCTCTGCCGACCACCGTCGCGGACGCGCTCCTGAAGCTGACCCACACCGTGCCCGACGACCTGGACAAGGCGCTCGCCGCCTACCTCCCGGCCGACCAGCCCGGCGCGATCACATGACCACACCGGGCCCTGGGCCGGCCCCAACCAACGACGTCCCACCCGGCGAGAGCGGCTGGCCCTACACCAACGCCCCGACCGCCCCTCAGCAGCTGCTCGACATGGCCGCCGCCCGGTTCTTCGGCGCCGACCCCGGCGAGCCCATGGCCGTCTCGCTGGAGGCCGCGGTGACCGCGGTCCTGGCCGCCGCTGAGAAGCAGATCCGCGCCCGGGTCGCAGCGGACATCGAGGCCGCCCGGCCGCTCGACACCGGCTGCACGGAGAACGTTCTGATCGCCTCAGGCCTGGCCACCGCCGCGCGTATCGCCCGGGGTGAGCGGTAACCGACGTCTCACGCCCGCGACCGACCAGCACCACAGGACCCAGACAGGCCTCACGCCGACGCGTCAGGCGAATCGACACGAGATCAGCAAGGCAGGTGTGACGGTGAGCGTCGAGGCAATTACCTGGGTCCTCAACGAGGCCCCAGGCGTCCCCCCGCAGTTGGTGAGCATCCTGATCGGTATCGCCAATCACGCGGGCCCGGACGGCAGGAATGCCTACCCGGCCCAGTCGAGGCTGGCGACGTATACCCGCAAAGCGGAGCGGACCGTACGCCGAGACCTCGCTGAGCTGGAGAAACTCGGCTTGGTTCGGCGCGGCGATCAAAGGGTGGTCGAACACCTCCCTCGCGACCGCCGCCCCGTGGTTTACGACCTTGTCATGACGCAGCCCGAGACCAGTCAGAACGGGAGGACGCACAGGTCCCCCCGGACCTACACGTCCGGCCGTCCGCGACCGGACGTACAAGACCGGGGGGACGCACACGACCGGCCGTCCACGACCGAACGGGGGGACGTACAAGGCCGCAACGGGGGGACGCCCACGTCCTACAAACCGTCATTGAACCAACAGAACCAAAATCAGTCCGTCACGCGCGGGCGCACACGCGAGGCCCACCGCTGGCTCAAAGACCGATACGGCCTGACTGACAACGAGGCCGCCGAGGTGATGACCGAGGCGCAGCGCCGAGCCGCCAGGCCCATCGACAGCCCCGTGCCCTACCTCGAGACCATGGCCGAGGAAGGCCACCTCGCCGACATCGTCACCGCCGTCACCACTCCGAGCGAGCCCACTCCGCCGCCAGCCTGGCCGCCCACCACCCAGCAGATGCCCTACGAGCGCACCGTCGCCGAGGCCCTGTCTGCCGCCCGGGGGAACTGATGGGCCCCGGGCGGCTCCGGATGTGCCGCAACTGCGGCCGCGCCCTGTCCGACCGCCTCTCGCTGCGATACCGGCTCGGCTCGGACTGCCGCAGCGGCATGACCGGCGAGCAGCTGCGCGAGGCCCTGGCCCTCACCGCCCGAGAACGTGACCTCGTGCGCGAGCAGGCTCAGCCCGGCTACATCCCACCGGCCCGGCCCGCCTCAATCGCCGCCCGGGCAACGAACGCTGAGGCCCGCCAGGTCGCCGCCGGCCGCCCGCTGTGCGCCGAGCACGGCGGCCTGCTCGGCGCCTGCGCGCAATGCCGCGCCGAAGCCGACCCGGCGTACGGCGTACGTCGCGTGATCCGCGAGATCCGTGCCGAACGCAGCGCCGACCGCAACGCCGCGTACGCGGCCGCCCTGGCCCAACGCCGCCAGCAAGGCCAGCAGACCGACCTGTTCGGAGCCGTCCATGCGTAGGCGCAAGAAGCCCCCACTACCCCCGCCGACCTGCGAGCACTGCGGCGAACGCATCCTCTGGGCCACGACCGTCGCAGGCCGCTCGCAAGCCCTCAACCCTGCCCCTGACCCCAGCGGCAACACCTGGGCCTACGCGGACGCCAAAGGCCGCCTACAGGCCCGCGCGGCCACCAGCCCGGCCAAGCACCTGGAAAAGCTCTACATGCCCCACGCGGCCACCTGCCCCGGCCCAGCCACCATCCAGGACCCGCTCTTCGCAGACAAGGACACCTGACCATGCCCAGAGTCCGCGACCAGGTGCTCATCGGCCTGCTCGGCGTCACCCTGATCGCAGGCCCCTACATCCCCATGATCAGCGGCAACGTGCGGCTGGCCTTCGCCCCCGCCATAAGCCAGGAGCAACAACGATGACCGACGACGAGAACCCGACGACGATCTGGGTGACCAGCGACGTCACCCCGTTCGGGAACTACCAGCTGGCGATCCACTTCGACGACGACACCAGCCGTGTCCTCGACCGAGACGCCGCCTACGCCTACGCCTCGACGGTCATCGACGCCAGCGAGCGAGCCGAGTACTACGCCGCCGTGATCCGCCAGTTCAGCACCACGCTCAAGGCTCCCAAGGAACTCGCCGCCAGCGTGGCCGGCGACCTACGGGCAGACCTGCCCCCGCTCGACGTCGCCGCGGTCGCACCGCTCGACCTCCGGCCCGGTGTCTCGCACCGGGACGGCAGCGCGTTCCTGGCGATCTGGCGTAACGGCAAGCAGGTCGGCCAGTGGTCACCAGCCGACGCCCGGGGCCACGCCCTGCACGTCCTCCAGGCCCTGCACGTCGTCCCGCTCGACGCCGCGTACCGGCGCTACCTCATCGGCCCGATCAACATCGAACCCGACCGGGCCGCGAACATCGTCGACGACCTGCAGAAGCACCGCCAGGATCAGCCATGAAGCGCCGGAAGGGCAACGGCTACGTCCCCGAGCCCACCGAGTACGAGCGATCAGAGCCGTCGCCCAAGGACCCGTTCACCGACCCGGACGAGATCGCCGCTGTGCTGGAAGAGACCCGGCGGTCGATCGAGGCCCAGACCGAGGAACCGACGTGAGCGGCCGTGATCTCGCCATCCGGATCATCGTCGCCCTTATCGCGGTGGCGCTGATCATGTACGTCGGATCCCACATGGTGGTGCTGGTGTGAGCGGGCCGTGGGAAGGCGACCTCTCCGAAGAGGAGCTGGCCGATCTGCCGTGCCCTGAATGCGGGGGCTGGACGGAGGATGTGGAGGGCGGTCCGTGCCGTCTGTGCTGTGATGCAGCGCCCTGACCAGGAGGTGTGAGGCATGGCTAAGCCTGGGCTGAACGGTCGGCACCAGACCGTGGCCGCGATCGTCCGGGCGCAGGCCGCGCGCGGTGAGCCGTGCTGGATCTGTCGGCTGCCGATCGACACCCGCACCGAGGCCGAGGGCGGGCCGCCGGCCCGGTCGAGGTGGGCGTTCAGTGCCGACCACGTGAGGGCCAGGAGCAGGGGCGGTGCGTCGACCCTGGCCAACACGCTGCCCGCGCACTACGGATGCAACAGCAGGCGAGGTAACGGCACACGACGCAAGGCATGGCGTGCACGGCGCTGGACCAAGACCACCAAGGCTGAACCCGAACAGCGCGACGATCGATCAAGAGGAATCCGAGAATGGTGACAGCGAGTGATGACCGTCGGGGTGATCCGAAATTCTGTCCAAGATTTTTGATCATAGGGATGCCAGAGACCCGCCGACGTCTACTTTTTCTCTCCCCGGGCCCTCAGGGTCCGATGATCTTGGTCGGGCGATGATCGCATGTCACGCAAAGTGAGCGACATGGGGCCGGTCGAACGAGCCGTGAATCGTGATCTTGGGAAGATGGGCCGGGCGGCGAAGGCCTCGGCGCTGGGTGCGATGGCGCTGAGCCTGGGCCGGAAGATCGACGAGTCCGACACCCCCGGGGCGGCGGCCGCGGTGGCCAAGGAGCTACGGCCGACTTTGCTCGAGCTGGCCAAGGAGTTCCCGCCCGTCCGGGACGCTGACGAGCTGGAGAGTCTCCGCAGCCGGCGGGCCGGAAGCCCTGGAACCCTGCGATCGGCCGGCGAGACGCCGTGACCCTGATGGGCGTGCGGGCCCCGCGGCTGCACGCGGTCCCCGCGTACGAGCGGACGTACGGCCCAGACGTCGTCGAGCTCGCGGCGATGGCCGGCCTGGTCCTGGACCCGTGGCAGTGCGACGCCCTGGACGACATGTGCGCGGTGGCCCCGGACCGGCCGGGCGAGTGGAACACCCTGGAGTGCGGGCTGGTCGTCCCCCGGCAGAACGGCAAGGGCGGGATCCTCGAGGCCTACACGCTGGCCTGCCTGTTCCTGTTCGACGACGAGACGATCATGTTCTCGGCTCACCGGTTCGACACCGCCCAGAAGATGTTCCGCCGGATCGCGAAACTGGTCGCCGGCGCGCCGTCGCTCAAGCGCCGGGTGAGGCAGGTCTATGAGGGCAACGGCAAGGAGAGCATCCTGCTCAAGAGCGGCGCCGAGCTGAAGTTCCACGCCCGGTCCGACGCCGCCGCCCGCGGGTTCTCCGGCGACAAGGCCATCCTCGACGAGGCGTTCAAGCTCGACCCCGGCATGATGGGCGCGATCCTGCCCGCCCTGTCGGCCCGCCCGAACCCGCAGATCGTGTACGCCTCAAGCGCCGGGTGGGAGATCTCCGTACAGCTCGGCACCCTGCGCCGCCGCGCCCTGGCCACCCTGCACCACGCCCACCGGGCGAACGGGGCCACGATCGAGGAATCCGCGGACCTGCTCGGCATTCCCCTGGAGGACGCCGAGCGGCTGGAGAAGAAGCCGGGCGCCGACCCGTCCCTGGCCTGGCTGGAGTGGTCGGTGCCCGAGACCACCCAGCGGACCAAGGCCGCCATGAACGACCCGGCCCTGTTCGCCCAGGCCAACCCCGCGCTCGGGATCCGGTTGACCGAACGGTTCTGCGCCGCCGAACTCCGCACCCTCGGCGCGATCGAGTTCGCCCGGGAGCGGCTCGGCATCGGCGACTACCCGCCCGACAGCGAGGACGACGGGTGGACGGTCATCTCCGAGGTGGCCTGGGCCAAGCTCACCCACCCCGACCCCGAGGTGAGGCCCGGCGCAGTCGGCGGCCGCCGGCCCGCGTTCGCCGTCGACATGCGCCCCGACCGGTCGAAGGCCTGCATCGCCGCCGCCTATGAGGACGACGAGGGCAACCCCGTCGTCGAGGTCATCGCCCACGCCCAGGGATCTGGGTGGGTGGTGGCCCGGTTGCTCGAGCTACGCGACCGGTACGACCCGTGCGCGATCGCCTTCGACACCGTCGGCCCGGCGTCCTCCCTCATCGAGGAGCTGAAGAACCTCGACGTCGAGGTCCTCGAGCTGAGCACCGCCGACATCGCCCAGGCCTACGGGCAGTTCGCCGACGCCGCCACCGACACCCGGACCCTGCGCCACCACGACCAGGAGCCCCTCAACGACGCCATCAAGGGCGCGACGACCCGGCCGCTGGGCGTGCGCAAGACCTGGGACCGGACCGGCGACACCGACATCTGCCCGCTGGTCGCGGGCACAAATGCCCTGCATGCCCACATACGGACCGCGCACCTGGCGACGGACCCGATGGAGAACATCTGGTGAGCTGGCGGTCAAGTCAACGATGGTTGACAATCAGGTGGGTGAGGTGCTGGTGGTAGCAATGACGGCGGCCCGGACGAAACGTCCGAAAGCCGCGAACCGGGTACGTGCGCGGATGACTCTTCCGGCGATCGCCGACGTCGCCGGGAAGGTGCTGCGCGTGGGCCTGGCCGTCGTCCTGGCGGTCCGCGGCCTGGCGGCCCTGGGCCTGATGTCGTATGGGGCCTGGCTGGTCTACCCGCCCGCCGGTCCGATCACGGCCGGGGCGCTGCTGCTGGCCGACCGGCTCGCCGACGACCGACGTGTGAAGGCGGCGAGCGAATGAGTTACCTGTTCGGTGGTGCAAGGCTCGAGCGGCGCCACGCTTCGGTCGGGGCGTTCCAGCAGTCGGGGATCATCCCGCCGAACTCTCAGGCCGGTACGGCCATGGGCGGCAACGGCGGCCTGGAGTGGTCGTTGCAGAAGATCGCGGTGTGGGCGTGTGTGTGCCTGACCGCGACGATCGCCGAGTGCATGCCGGTCGAAGTGTTCGACGACGACGGCCCGAACAAGTCGAAGGTGCCCCTGCCGTCGTGGCTGGCGGATCTGGGCGGCGACGGTCACGGCCTGCCGGACTGGCTGTTCCAGGGCGTGTTCTCCCAGATGCTGCGCGGCAACCTCTACGGCCTGGCCCCCGAGGACTTCCGCACCCGGGCGGGCACCCCGACCCTGATCCAGATCCAGCACCCTGACATGGTGAGCCTTCTCCAGCCGTTCAGCGCCGGAGCGCCTGTGGAGTGGCGTGTGAGGGGCCAGAAGGTACCCGACGGGGAGATGTGGCACCGCAGGGTGTTCCCCGTCCCCGGGCGGCTGCTGGGGGCCTCTCCGATCGAGTACGGCGGGTCGACCATCAGCCTGGCGGTGGCGACCACGAAGTTCGGGCTGCAGTGGTTCCACGAGGGCGCCCACCCCAGCGGCATCCTGACGAACGAGGCGAAGCTGGACCAGGGCCAGGCCCGCACCGCGAAGGAACGTTTCATGGCCAGCCTGGTCGGTACCCGGGAGCCGGCCGTGCTCGGGAACGGGTGGAAGTACCAGACCATCCAGGTTGCCCCGAACGAGTCACAGTTCCTGGAGACGGCGGGTTTCACCTCGGCTGAGTGCTGCCGGTTGTTCGGCCCCGGGTACGCCCAGATCTTCGGGTATGAGACGGGTGAGTCGTTGACGTATGCGAATGTCGAGCAGCGCAGCCTGGACATGCTGACCTACGCCGTGGATCCGTGGCTGGTGCGGTTCGAGCGGATGCTGACCCTGCTGCTGCCCGGCGGCCAGAACCTGCGGTTCAACCGGGGCGGCCTGCTCCGCTCGGACCTGCTGACCCGCTACCAGGCCCACGAGATCGCGCTCCGCAACAAGATGCAGACCGTGAACGAGGTCCGCGCCATCGAGGACCAGGCCCCCGTCCCGTGGGGCAGCAACCCCGAGGCCGAGGTCACCCTGGCCGACAAGGTCGCCGCCGCCGGCGCGCTGGTCCGCGCCGGGTTCGACCCGACGGAAGCGCTGGGCCTGGTCGGCCTGGACCCGATCAAGCATCTGGGTCTGCTGCCGGTCACCGTCCAGCCCAAGGCCATCGCCCCTGTACCGAGCACGGAGGACAAATGAGCAAGGATCAGCGGGCGGCGGCCCGGGGCGTCGAGCGGCGGAACTACGCGGTCAGCTTGCAGGTGCTGGCCGCCTCGGCGGGACCGGCCGGAACGGTCACCCTGGACGGGTATGCCACCATCACCGACACCCCGTTCGAGATGTGGGACTACTACGGCACCTATGCCGAGGTCATCCAGAAGGGCGCCTTCGCCCGCACGCTGAACGCCAACCCCGAGGTGCAGCTGCTGCTCAACCACGGCGGCATGTCCATGGCCTACACCAAGGCCGGGCGGCTGCGGCTGGAGGAGGACGACCACGGGCTGCGCATCTCTGCGGATGTGAACCCCGACCGGCACGACGTGCACGACATGCTGGCCGCGATCGAGGACCAGGACGTCGACGAGATGTCGTTCGCGTTCCGGGTGACCCGGCAGAAGTGGTCACCGGACTACGACCAGCGGGACATCCTCGAGATCGACCTGCACCGCGGCGACGTGTCCGTGGTGAATTTCGGGGCGAACTACCACACCGAAGGCAGCCTGGTCGTGCAGCGTGCCGCCGTGTTCGACCAGATGTCCGAGGAGGACGCGCGGGTTCTGTATGAGCGGCTGGGCCGTCGGCTCGCTCCCCAGGGGGAGGGCATGCCGCTGTCCCTGGCCAGGGCCCAGGCGGCGCGGCTGAGCGTGGGCTCGGCGTACGTCGGTTGACCGGACGGCCGGTCTGGGCTCACACTCTGTAGCTGTACGCCTGCGTCAGTTCGACGCCCCGGAGCCCGCCCCGGACCGCGCACCTTGCGGCACCACTCGGGTCACCACTCGGAGAGCAGCAGGCATCATCCGACGTACCAACGGAGATGCCTTATGTCCCGAATGGATTTCCTTCGCGCTCGCATGGTCGAGCTGCTGGAGAAGCGCAACACCGCGCAGGCCGCCGTCGACGAGGTCCTGTCGGCGCCGACTGCGGAAAACCGTGACCTGACCGCCGAGGAGACCTCGCGGTTCCAGGAGCGTCAGGCCTCGGTCGTCGCCGTCGACGGCGAGATCGCAGGCGTGCAGACCGAGCTGACAGCCGCCGAGGACGCCGAGAAGCGCTCCGCAGCGGCCGCCGCTCTGACGGCCAAGTACGGGCAGGCCAAGCCCGCCGGACCGAGCGGCCGCGTCGAGGTCGTCTCGGAGCCGCTCACCTACCAGCGCGGTAACGGCCAGTCGTACTTCATGGACCTCGCGAACGCGCAGCTGCGTGGCGACTCCGAGGCGGCGACCCGCCTGCAGGCGCACGGCCGTGAGCTCGAGGTGGAGATGCCGGCCCGCGACAAGCGGCGCGATGAGCGGGCCCGCCAGGAGCTGAGCAGCATCTCCCACCTGCCCCGCGAATACCGGGAGTCGGTGTTCGAGAAGCGCACCAACCCCAACCGCACCGACGGGCAGGGCGGCTACTTCGTTCCGCCGCTGTGGCTGGTGGATGAGTACATCGACCTGCCCCGGTTCGGGCGCCCGTTCGCGAACGCGGTCCGGAACCTGACCCTGCCGACCGGCACGGACTCCATCAACCTCCCGAAGATCGCCACGGGTACGGCCGTGGGAGTGCAGACCGCGGACGCGGCGGCGGTCACCAGCACCGACCTGACCGACACGTTCGTGAACGCCCCGGTCCGCACGATCGCCGGTCAGCAGGACGTCGCGATCCAGCTGCTCGACCAGTCCCCGGTGTCCTTCGACCAGATCGTGTTCGCCGACCTGATCGCCGACTACAACCAGAAGCTCGACCTGCAGACGCTCAACGGGACCGGCCTGAACGGGCAGCTGCTCGGCGCACTCAACGTGACCAGCCCGAACGCGATCACCTTCACCGACGCCGATCCCACGCTCCCGGAGATGTGGGTGCCGTGGGTGAAGTCGGTGTCCCAGGTGTTCACGAACCGGAAGATGCCCGCGACGGCCACGTTCGTGCTGCCGTCGATCTGGTACTGGGCGGCGTCGCAGCTCGACACCACGAACCGGCCGCTGATCATCCCCGAGCAGGGCGGGGCGTTCAACCCGATGGCCCTGCAGACCGGCGAAGTCGCCGAGGGCCCGGTAGGACGTCTGACCGTGGGGACCCCGGTCATCCTGGACGGGAACATCCCGGCGAACCTCGGGGCCGGGACGAACGAGACCCGCATCCTGACGGTCCGCACCCCGGACCTCTACCTGTGGGAAGGCGCGATGCGCACCCGGGTCCTGCAGGAGGTCCTGTCCGGCACGCTGCAGGTCCGGTTCCAGGTGTACAACTACGCGGCGTTCATGCCCGACCGGCTGCCCAAGGCCATCTCCATCGTCAGCGGCACGGGCATGATCCCGACCGCCGGATTCTGAGCGGGAGCGCAGATGCCCCAGGATTTGCTGGCCGAGCTGGCCGGCTACAACGACGAACTGGCCCTGGAGTCCCGGCGCGGCCGGGGCGAGCGGGCGGACGCGGTCCGCGATGAGATCGCCCGGGTCCGCCGGGAGATCGGCGAGCAGGCCGACAGGCTCGAGGCCGAAGCCGATGACCACGTCGAGCAGGGCCAGGACCTCAAGGCCGCGCAGGCCGCGGTCGCGGCGCGCGGGCTGCGGGCGGCTCTGGAGGCGGCCGGTCCGCACCCGGCACCGCTGGAGAACACCGCGGAGTCCCGGCCCAAGGAGACGGCCAGGGCCACGACCAAGCCTGCGGCGGGCAAGCCCGCCGGCGGGGCGAAGGGCGGGTCCTGATGCCGTTGGTGAACGGGCACTACTCGCCGGTCAATCCCGAGTGGCTGGCCGACGGTTCGCCGTCGGGGTTCCGCCGGTCGAACCTGCCCCGGTATCTCGTCACGAACGACTACACCACCTTGACGACGCAGGTGCTGCTGTCGGCGGCGATCGCCCTGCAGGCCGGTGACACCGTGAGCGCGCTGACGTTCAAGTCCGGGGGGACGGCGGCGGTGACGCCGACGAACTGGTGGGTCGCGCTGTATGACGACTCGGCGACGCCGGCGCTGATGGGCCAGTCGGCCGACCAGCTGACGGCGGCCTGGGCGGCGGTCACGTCCAAGACGGTGTCGCTGGCCACCCCGAAGCTGATCCCGAGGTCGGGGATCTACTACGCGGCGCTGATGATGAAGGCCGCGACCCCGGTCAGCCTGCTCGGGGTCGCGGCCCTGGTCGACGCCGTGTCGGGGTTCGTGTCCGGGGACAAGGTCCTGGCCCAGAACAGCGGGTCCGGGCTGACGACTACGGCACCGGCCACGATCACCGGCGGGAGCGCGGTCGGGTTCATCCCGCGCGTGGTCGTGACCTGAGGTGGCCGCGACCGACATCGTCGCCCTGGCCGACGCGAAGGCCCAGCTGAACATCACCGATACCAGCTCGGATGCCGAGCTGGCCGGGTACATCAGCGCGGTCACGCGGCCGGTGGAGAAGTATGTCGGTCCGGTCATCCACCGCAACGTGACCGAGGTGTTCGACGGCGGCCGGACCACGATGATCCTGTCGCAGATCCCGGTCGTGTCGATCACCTCGGTGACCGAGGGCGGGACCTTGGTGGCCGCTTCCGGATACACCGTGGCCAAGGACTCCGGAGTATTGACCCGGGTCGCCGGCGTCGCCCCGGTGGCGACCGTGCCGGGTGTGCAGTCCGTCAGCGTGCTCTACGTGGCCGGGCAGGCGGCTGACACCACGGCGGTCACAGCGAACCTGGGCCACATCCGCCTGGCCGCGCTGATCATTTTGCAGCACATGTGGGAGACCCAGCGGCCCGCCGGCGGCGGCCCGTTCTCCCAGGGCCAGGACGACTACGACCCGCGGTACTCCTACTCCATCCCGCGCCGGGCGCTGGAGTTGCTGGGCGAACCGATCGGGGGTTTCGCGTGAGCACCCAGGTCCCGCAGGCCATCGACAAGCTGGTCGCCCTGTTCACCGCGGCGCTGCCCGGGGTGCTGGTGGCCGACGGCCCGCAGACGACGTTCCCGACCGCCCGGTGGGCTGTGGTCGGCGGGGACGGCCCTGTGCAGGAGGAAGAGGACGCCGCCCGCGCGGTCCAGCAGTGGAACGGCCTGGGCGCCCGGGTGCGTAACGAGCAGATCGACGTGGTGTGCGCGGTCGGGTCCAGCACCGGGAACGCCGAGACGACCCTGAAGACCCGCCGGGACGACGCCTACGCCCTGCTCGGCCCGGTCGAGGCCGCGCTGCGCGCTGACCCGGGGCTGGGCGGGTTCACCACCGGTGGCGCGGCTGCGGTCACCGAGACGGCCCTGAAGTACGTGACGAACTCGGCCGGTGTCGGCGCGGTCGTCGTGTTCACGATCAACATTCCGGTACGGAGCTGAGGAGCAGCGTTGAAGAGGAAGTTCATCGGCCCGCCGAACCCGGGCCCCGACGGTGAGGACCAGGGCCATGACGTCCGTGTGGCCGGCCGATCCTTCGGGGCGGTCAAGTCCGGTGAGGTCCTGGAGATCCCGGACGAGGCCTGGGAGGAACTGGTGGCCGAGCACAAGGCCGCCAAGTGCCCGCTGCCGGTCTGGTCGGAGGAACTGTGGGAGGACGTCAAGGCGTCCCCCTCGAAGGGCAAGGGTGACAGCTGATGGGTACGCGCAGTGGTCTGGACGCTCAGGCCGGGATGGTCGCCGAGGTGACCTACGGGACGCTGGTGACCCCGACCCGGTTCCTGGAGTTCGACACCGAGGGATTCGAGTACGTGCCCACCTGGCTGGAGGGCGAGGGCATCCGGGCCGGCCGGAAGTTCAAGCGCGACAGCAGGGTCGGGGTGACCCGCAAGGACGTGAACGGAAAGCTCGACCTGAAGGTCCCGACCAAGGGCCTGGGCCTGCTGATCAAACACATGATCGGTTCGTCGGGGACGACCACGGTCATCGGCGCGACCGCCGCCTACCAGCAGATCCACATCCCGGGGGATCTGTTCGGCAAGTCGATGACGATCCAGATCGGCAAGCCCGAACCGGGCACCGGCACCGTCCGCCCCTTCGCCTACCTGGGGTGCAAGTGCAGCCAGTGGGAGATGTCGGTCTCTGACGGCGAGCACCTCAAGCTCTCCACCACCTGGGACGGGCGGGACGAGGACACCACCACCGGGCTGGCCACCGCGAGCTACGCCAGCGGTGCGGGCCTGTTCAACTTCTCCCACGCCACCCTCAAGCTGGGCGGCACCCCCACGACCGGGGGCACACCGTCGCAGATCAGCGTGGCGGGCGGTGCGGCCGTCGCCGCGATCATCAACAGCATCACGATCCGGGGCGAGAACCCGATGGCCGGCGAGCGGTACGGGGTGGGGAACGCGGGCCTGAAGTCCGAGCCGCTGGAGAACGACTACCCGACCGCGACCGGCAGCTTTGACGCGGAGTTCGCCAAGGCCGAGCTGTACGACGTGTTCAAGGCCGCCACGTCGGTGGCCCTTGAGCTGGCGTTCAGCGTCGGGGACGCCGGCGGCGGCAACCCCTACCTGCTGTCGTTCATCGCCCCGAAGATCAAGCTGAAGAAAGCGCCGGCGCAGGTCAACGGGCCGGGCATCGTGCGGATGTCGACGGAGTTCGAGATCTACGACGACGAGACGAACGCCCCGTTCCAGTTCAAGCTCGTGTCCACGGACACGACGATCTGATGTACATCAACGTGGACTCCGCCGGGCTGCGGCGGCTGGCCCGGGACTTGCGGCGGGCCGGGGAGACCAGCCGGAACCGGGAGCTGGCCAAGGCCTTGCGCAAGGAGCTGAAGCCGGTTGTGGCCCCCATCCGGGCGGCGATCCGGGCCACGCCGAGCATGGGCAACACCAGGACGCCCGCCTCGCGCGAGGCCCGGCCGCGCGGGCTGCGGGACGGTGAGGCCCGCGGGGTCGTGGTGAAGGTCATCCTGTCCTCGCGGGGCGCTGAGGCCTCGGTCCGGATCGCCACGAGGCATTTCCCGTTCGGGTCGAAGTCGGTCATCGCCTACCGGGAAGGCGTGATCGACCGGTGGCGGGTGCGGAACTGGGGCCGCGATGACTGGCATGTGCAGCGCGCCCATCCGGCGTTCTTCCCGACGCTGGAACCGCTGATCCCCGGAGTGTCGGAACGGGTCGAGGCCCAGGTGTCGGACACGGTCGACGCGGCGCTGAGGGACGGGCACCTGTGATCGTCATCGAGTTGAGCGACTGCCGGGTCGCCTCGTGCATCGCCGCTGGGCAGACCGAGCACCGGTGGGAGTGGGAGCGGCCCACCGTCCGGGAGCTGCTGCGCGTCCAGGAAACGCTCGGCATGGATCCCGACCAGTGGCAGGACGCGCTGGGCCAGGCGATGCAGGGCCTTACCGCCGACGCCATGAAAGCCTCGATCATGCTGGTCACCGTGCTGCACAGCCGGATCGGTGTCCCTGCCACCTATGAGGAAGTGGACTTCGACCTGTTCAGTCTGCGGTTCCTGTCCGACCCCGACGCCGAGGCCGCCCAGGCCGAGGACGACCCGGGAAAAGCACCGACCCCGACCTCCCCCCACCCCGGCGCAGACGACCCCGCCAGCTCAACATCTGGTCCCTCGAGCGAGGCGGGATCCGCGCCCAGGTCGTCTCGTACTCGGCGGAACT